TAAACTTTTTTTGCATTACCACGGCAATTCATCTTGAATAGCCTGCAATGCCTGATTTGTTTGGGCTTCATTGTATGCCGGCTGTTGTGGTTGTTGCTGTGGTGCGTCAAGTGATTCGATACGCCATGCGTCCAAAGACGTGAAATGCTTAACCTCCCCACTTGGCGAAGTCCAACCACGCCCTTTAATGTTAAAATGGACCCGTACCTTATCACCTGTTTTGATTTTGTCCGCTAATTCGGTCTTAGCGTTTGCCAATTGGAATTCGAAAAGGTTAGCGTATTCCGGGTACTCGTCATCAATGATGAATTTGCGGATGGATAACTTTTCTGTCTTTTGTTCTGTTTGACCGACTGATAATACGCGGCCTTCGATTGTGTAACTGCTCATTGTTTGTTTTTTATATTAAATAATTAGATTACTACCTTTATTAAATTAAATTCTTGGGGCCAAATCTTCTCCCATTTTATGCCAATATCCCCATCTTTTTTGTACAAAGCGACTTCAATAAACGAGATGTAAGGCCCTACTATTTCAATATTTATAACTTCGCCTTTTTTTCCACCTTGTACGTCTTTCCACTCAATGTGAGCGCCTTGATATATGCCTGTTTTTTCTGTAAATAATTCACGAGACAATTTCTGCAATTTTTCTCTGTTTTTATTTAACAAATCTATCATGCCGTTTTCATCTTCAATCATATCTTGGATTTGCTGTTCTAATTGTGTTATTTTATCGCTCATGGTTTATGATTGTTTAAATATTTAATAGCTGTTTATTTTTGTATATGTCGCTCAATGACTTTATAATATTAATATATTTTTCTATGTCATTTATGGTAACAGGTATTTCTTTAAAGTTTGGGACTGAAATTATAGAAAATCTATTGCAATCGATTGCCATAGAATAAGCGGATAGTTGCAAATAATCTTCGAAGTAAACACGATCTCTATTTAATTTAAAGTCAGATAAATATACCATGCCATCTTTTATGTAGCATAAATCAATACGCCCTGTAAAATAATCTGTTTCGATATTATATTCATTATGGGTTATTTCCTTATCTGAAAATAATTTATCAAACATTATTTGATTGTTCATATCGTCAAAAGGTGTTGAATCTTTTATATATCGCTCTATTTGCCTATGAATTGACGCCCCTTCTTGTTTGCTTTTTGATAGGGATATATCAATGCCTTTTAACCCCTGTTTATTAGCCCAGTTTAATAATGCAGGTTTATCGAGAAGTTTTATTAATTCTGTTATAGATGGCTTTTTCATAATTGGTCGTTTAGTTTTCGTTTTTCTTTTATTTGCTTATACTTTTCGTAAGCCTCTGATTTTGGCTGCGTTTGACCTAACCCCTTGCAGTAAAAATCGTTTCTCAAAATACACCTAGCCATTCTCTTCCATGATGGGGCCCAGCATTTTACTTCTAATTCGTGCGGTGCTTTATCTGGGATTTTACAATAGCCTCTTTTTTTCCAACCAACTATAAATTTTACAAACCTCTCTTTGTAGTGAAGTTGCATTTTTATAGGTAATGATTTTAATAAATAGTTTGTATAGCTCTCCCATGTATGATTTTGTGGCAAAGTCACATCGTTATACCCGTTGATGTTCCCAGAATCTTGAATATATAGAGTTCCGCTATTTACCCCGCTTACCCGATTTAATAATTTATACCATGTGTCACTTTCTAAAATATGATACAACCATAGCCCTTTCTTTTGGTCATCGCCAAACGGTTGGCAAAGTCTTTGATTGCTTAGTTTTACACCTGCCATTGTCATCATGTCATATATTTTATTATGTGGCAAATGCTTATACTTAGCATGGAACACCCATATATCCTCAGTCCTCCAATCGTATATTGGGTAAGCATTAAAAATATTATTGGATATTTTTGTAGTCCATTTATGGTTATTAAATGTAAGCCCATCTTTTCTGGAAACAATGGCCCTATACCTATGCAGGCTTTCGTCTGCCCTAATCCCAATAAAGCCCGCCGTGCTTTTGCCCATTGAGTACCATTTAGCGAAAATTACCATAAACTCTTCAAACTCCATTTTCGGCACATAAAAGTCGTATTGACTCAAGTCTGATGCTTCTTTTGGCTTTTCTCTTACCCATAAATGTTTAGCGGTTTCATCCCAGCAAACCCACTTCGGCTGGAAGTCGCTGACGGCATTACGCAATAACAATTCTCCACAAAACCAATGCAAGTCAATATTATCTTTGTACATCTCAATAACCTCTCTTATGTGGTCAATGGTGTGTTTGTATTGGGCCTCAAGGTCTATTATCAAAACACCTACAATACGGTTTCGCTTAACAGCCTCTTCCATTACTAGGTGTGTCATCACGGTACTATCTTTCCCGCCGCTAAAACTTATGTATATTCGATCAAATGAATCAAATATTTTTTCAATCCGCTCTTTTGAGGCGGACAAAACAGACTTATCGATATATTTTTTTGTTGCCATTAGTAAAGTTCTATTTGACGGTCAATAATTAAAGCCTCTTCTATATTTACCTCTTCGCGATTGTTCATGGATAGCCATTTGTTCAAATAGGATAATGCTACTTTGTTTGCATCTTCCTTCTGAGCGTCGCTTAATAAATTCCAGCCAGAACTAAATTTAGCAGGTACGCCAGAATGATAACAAACAGCGGCCTGCCCAAGCCAAGCAATTCTATTCATGCTTTTGTTGGTCAAATAATGCTCACATGAATATTTCCACTCTGTAATTACCTTTTCTAATATCTCTGAAAATAAATTCGTATCACTCAAAACATTTAAGTATTCATTTTCACATTGCTCTTGCGAAAATCCATCCTTAACAGAATTATAAAACCCATACTTGAAGCACTCCCATTTATCGTAAGTGTGGAATATTCTAGTTGTATCGTTTTCGTTTGGTATTTTGTATTGATTCAATACGCCTTCATTTATATTGTCCGTTAACGGTTCAAAATCTATTTCAGTATCAGAACTTTCCCAAGCATTACTAAAGTCAGAATCTGAAAATATAAAATCAAGCCCAGATACTTGGCACAGCCTTAATACCTCCTCTTCATCCATTCCTAATTGTTGAGAAATTCGTTTGTTAGACCAATTTCTATTTTTTAATTCCAAAACAATTTCGCTCATTGCATCAACTTGATGTTTGCCTCTGGCTCTATTGTGACGAATGGTAGAAGCAATCCTATCGTTTTTCCCACTTTGTTCTTTCCTTATATTTACTACGGGAAGAAACCCCAATACTCTTTTTTTGACAACTTTAGACTCTTTCCCAACTCGACTTCTATGGAACCCATCAACAACCTCTATTTTGCCCTTTTCCGGGTTGTCCCAAGTGACTATTGGCTGCGTATACCCATCATTCATAATAGATACTTCCAATAATTCCATCTCTGGAGGTGCAACCTTATTTGGATTGTAGTCATTGGCTACTACATTTTCATTTATAACCCATTTGACATAATCTATGGGCTCGTCCTTTAAAGGGGAAAGTAAATGGATTTCATACCTTAGATTATTTATATAATCTATTCTTTCGCTAATCAATTCTAGCGAATCAATTTCATTTTTTATTTGCTCAATTATGCTGTTCATGTTGTTTCGTTTACTTATTTTAATAGCGCACAAATATACACTATGAATACAATATATTCAATAGTTATTTGCGATATGGTTTTTATGATTGTTTTTTATTCCCCACATTTTCTGGGTAATTGTTGATAATATGCGACATTTTACGATTGCATCATAAGTTTCGGATACGGTCTGTAAAGCAATGCAGCTCCGGGAAATGGTGGTGTGATTCCTTTAGCGGGTTCAACTGGCGGGTGAAGTTCGTCCATCAATTTGAAGTAAATCAGGCCGAATCTTCTTTGTAGATATGGTTCCGTTTCTATTAAATTGTTTATCGTTTGAATGCTATAAAGTACGGTTGTGTGATCTCTACCTTCAAGCGTTTGACCTATTGCAGCAAAAGGCATTTCGGTAAATTTCTTCGCCAACTTGCAATAGATTTGACGGGGTTCGACGTATTCGCGCTTCCTTGATTTCGATTGGATTTGCTCAACGGTTACGCCCCATTCTTCGGCGACTGCATTAAGTATGTATTCGAGTTTCTGTTCGTTTGTCATTGGTGTTATGTTTTTAAGTTTAAAAATATGGGAGCGGCATCCTCACACCGCCCCCGACCGGGATTACCCCTAACCCGGTAATTGGTCAAATACGGTCACGTCCTTATCGTGGATGGTTAAGATTTGTGGGGTGGGAATCATAGCCTCAGCCTGACATGCAAGATAAATAAGTCTATCCCGATCCGCTTGAGGTATTTCAACGCTCAGGATATTAAGACTTTTATATTCGGAATCAGATGGAAGAAATGGCAAATCAGACTTAGGAGCGCTGCCAATCCAATTAAAGCCCCACAATTGCGCCTCAGATACAACGGATTCGTAATGTTCATCGCTTGGGGCAAATACAATGAGTTCAGCGCTATCACTATTTGTTAAGATAGCATTGTTCACCAATTGCCAGTAGAATTTTTCGCCGTCGCTGTGCTTCTCCCTTACCATATCAAACCCGCCCTGATTATAGGCTTCAATGAGTGTGCAGAAAGATTCCAAAGTTTCAGGGCATTTGATGTCACCGACTATTTTTTTCGGCTTAAATCTGATTGCATCAGGAGTTCCGGCTATGAACGGAAATTCAGGGTGTACGATTGTTTCATTTGACTGCAAAACGTAATCTGTAGGCAGCATATCAAAACAAACCTGTTCAACGCATTTGCCCCACTGCAATGGACGTGGTGAACTGCTCGAATTCAAAGAGCGCTTTAGTTTACGTTCAAATCCGCGCGAAGCAATGTATTTCTTTGCTGGTTCTCCGAATAATTCATCTTTGGCTTTGCCTTTCTTTGTTAGCTTGAAGATTTCACTTGATGTGAAACGTCCGTATCTTAAATCGTTGTTCATTTGCTTAAGATTTTAAAGAGTTTAGAAAAGGAATTCACTTCATTGTTGTTGATGATACGCTCAGCGTTTTCAATTTCATCAGGTGTTAGCTTTGCGCGGTTTGCTGCAAGCAATGAAGTCAACGTATCCAAATCGGGTTTCAGGATGGACATATAATCAGCAAACGAATCTTTGCGGTTAAGGTCACGACCAAATATCTTTCCGAATTCCTCAGCAGCGTCTTTAATGGCATAGGCTTTTGCAGCGGGTATAGCTATCTGAACGCCGTTCGCTTTGGCAAAGTTCCAATCCATTGCGCCCTTACCTTTGTCCGTTTGGATGGGCGCAGCGCCTACGCCGTCGTTGTGTTCAGTTTCTCCTGTTAATGGGTTACGGACAAATAGGCGAACCGTAACGGAAACCGAATTGGCAAACACTTGAGTATTTAGAACCTCAACCCACCATTTGCCATAAATCTTCGTTAGTAAATATTGAACCTTATCAATGGGCAAATAAACCGTCTTTGACATTGGCTGTTCTTTAAGCCATGTTTGCGGGGGTGCATTGTTGAGCAGTACGGTTAGTTTGTTTTGTTGTAAACTCAATTGAGTTTCATCAAGGATTTCGCTGAGCGTTGGGAGTTTTGTCATTTTTTAAAGGGGTTTTGAATTAATAATAAGCAAAGATAGTTAATGTATATCGGGTATACAAATTTATTTTTTGGTCGCAAATTTAGCTTACTTTTGCGACGGATTTGTCAATCCATAGGCTTACACCGCAAACTCATGCGGATGCCATGTATCTTCATCGTGCGTTGGCCTGCGTTGCTTCTTTCGGACCGATTCAGCCACCGGCATTTGTGACGGCTGCCAAACTTCAATTTTATCGTTTTCGAA